AGTCGCCGGCGGTCTCGAAGGTTGCGGCCAAGAGGTTCGACAGCGCACCGTCGACATGAATCTGACGTCCAGAGGGCATTGCGGTCTCCTAGAGGTGGCGATGCGCTGTTAGGCGATCATCTTGTCGTTGATGGCCAGGATGAAGGCCTCGATGGTATCGCCGTCCGCCGCTGCCGCTTCCCTGGCATACCCGATGACTACGTCCCCGCTGCCCGCAGCCACCGCACGCCCAGAGGCATTGCTGGTGATCCGCACGCCTGCGGTGATGGCGGCGCCGGCCACGATCCGGGAGACCCCGAACGGGCACACGCCGATGTTGTCGCCTGCCAGCACGTCCGCCTGGTTGACGCCGACGAGCACCAGGGTATCCCCGGTGGCCAGACCGGCGTACTGCTTGCCGCCGCTGGACTGCACGATATGGTAAGCCTTGACGTCGGTGATCGACGTGAAGCTCAGGTTTACCGGCTGAAATCCATACATTGACGCCTCCTTGAAGCTCTCGCCACCGCCTCTGTCAAACTACTCTGTTAGGCTGCGCTCTCGCGGGCGTAGGCCTCCTTCAATGCCGGATCCTCGTTGGCCACGTGCCGCATGGCGTCGAGATACGGAACCTTAGCCTCGGCCTGGTAGGCCTTGGCGCGGCGCGCTAGCTCCTCGCTGGCCCCGGTGGGCTTGTGCACGTCCGCGCTCGAGGTGATGCTGAACAGGCGCGCGGCGTTGTCGTTGACGTACTTGATGAGATCCTCGACCTGCTTGAGCGCAGAGACCTCGCGGCCGTTGGTATCGTAGACCTTGACGTCGGCGTTGTTGCGGGTGGCCAGGTCGGCGAACTGCTGCACGTAGCCGCGCAGCGCCGGGATGCGGCAGGTCTCGGCCAGGCTGTAGAGCTTGTTGCGGCGGGCGTCGTCTTCCAGCTTGGTGATGCGGGTGCTGGAGTCGGCGTTGACTTTCTCGGCAGCTTCGCGCGCCTCGCGCTCGGCCTTGAGTGCCTTCTCGGCGGCCTCGGCGCGGTTCATGGCTTCCTTCGCCAGGCGCTTGGCCTCGTTGTCCTGCATGTTGCTGATCGACTGCGACAGGTCGTCGCTCGATTGCTTGCTGGCCGTCAGATCGCCAAGCTGCTTGACCAGCGGCCCGATCGCCTCGGCGAGCAGCACCTTTACCTCTTCCGGGGTCATATCACCTCCATCGTTGAAAAGCCGTACATCGGCACCGTTATGCACCTCTGCATCGGCATCGAACATCTCGTGCAGCGGCTTCAGTCCAGCCACCGCCGGGATCTCGGCGCCGAGCAACGCCACGGCCTTCAGCGCCCGCCGGAACTTCTTCGCGCCTCTGGTCAGATTCCAGTATATCTCACTGGAAACAGTATTGTAGCGTTTGTCTTTGATCGCGTCGCGAACGAGCGCCGGCATGCCGGTAAAGTCGGCGATGAGCTTGGAGCCGATCCGGCGCAGGTTGCCGATCCAGCCCAGCGCCGGCATGCCCTTCCTGTCTTCGCTGTGGCCGGCCTTCAGAGGCGGCTGAAAGTCCAGCTCGCCGAAGGCGCGCACCATGTCGTCGATGTCCGCCTCGGTGTAGGTGTCCCCGTTGTGCGTGCCTGCCGCGAAGATCTCCACGCCCTGCAGGTCGAACAGCTGCTCGTGCTTCTTCTCGGCGGCGCGCTCGGCCGGAGTGGTGCCTGCGGCCATCTTCTCCACCGATGCGCAGAAGGCGTGCGGATCGCTGACCTTGCCCTCGAAGTCTGCCACGCAGGCGGTGTGCGGGTGCTCCTGGCCGGCATAACGATCCCACAACCCCTTGGCCTGTGCCGGTGTCAGCACGCGGTAGAGTTTGGCATCGGCATCGAACATGGCCCAAGCAGCATCAGCATCAGTCGGGCCAATCTGGACGAATGATTCGCTCATGCTTCCTCCTGTGCAACAGACGCGGCGAAGCTGCGTTCTATCTCGGCGATTTCTTCCTCGGTGAAGGCTGCTGCGCCTCCAAAGTCTGGACTCATGCGATCCAGGGCAATGCCTACATCGCGAGCGGTGGCGAAGTCCTTCGTCGGCACCTTCTCGTCGATCAGCACGGGCACCAGGATCGACCGGCAGTTGAAGTGATTCGGCGGCACCAGGGCGTCGAGGTCCGGGTCGTCCTTGCGGAACACCTTGCCGTGCAGGTCCCGGCAGATCTCGGTGGTGCGCTCGTCTAGGATGGCGCTGTAGCGCACCCCCAGCAGATATGGGTCGAGATCTGGGTCGCGCATCTGCGCCAGCCGCCCGACGTTGTAGGCGTCGGTGGTGTTGGTCCGCACGATGGTCTCCAGCCGGTGCGGCTTGAGCTGCTCGGCGTCCTCGATGATGCTCGGATCGCCCAGCCAGGGCAGCCAGGCTTCCTCGAGCTTGCGCATGGTCTCCATGAGTGTCTCGCCGGCCTTGATCGCCTGCACCAGCACCGCCTGCGCGGCCTGCACCAAGCGCGAGTCGAGAATGCCGGAGACGTAGAAGGCCTTGTCCTGCGCAGCCTTCACCGCGGCCTTCGGCGAGATGGTGATGCGCGAGTCCATGTAGCGCACCCGCGGGATCTCCACCCCGGCGTGGCGCTGGCCGGCGAGCGTTGCCTCCACCAGCATGGCACGCAGTGCCTGGCGCACGGCAGCGAACTTGCGCAGTTTGAGCCCCGAGATCCAGCTCTGCGGTGTGGTCCTGGCGTCGAACTGGGATTGCACCTGGCGCAGCAGCGCATCCTGGACGTCGAGCAGCACCTCCCGGAGCTTTTCCCGGTGGCGCAGTTCCATCTCGTCCAGCGTGCGCTTGATGTGCTCGAAGTCGACCCGCTGCATGTATTCGCGCGCGAGGATGGCGTCGCACAGCTTGGCTTTCTGCGCCAGGGTCAGGGCGAAGCGCGTGAATGGCAGGAGGTTGATCACTTTACCCCTTCGTGCTCCATGCTGTAGTGGTTGCCATCGGGCCGCGGTCTGAAGTCACCGCCCCAGCGGTTCAGCGGGTGCAGCGTCTTCCAGTAGTCCCCCAGCGGTCGGTGCTGCTCCGAGAACTGCAGCCACCTGCCGCCGCGGAACAGATTCAGGTCGACCGCCAGGCGCTGGGTATGCAGCGAGTTGGCGATGCCCTTGCCAGCCTTGGCATTCAGCTCCGCCTGCTCCGGCGTGCGGTAGGCCTCGCTCAGCGTCAGCTCGTAGCCCTGCTCGTAGGCCCAGAGGATGAGCCGTCCGATGTTGATGGTGAACAGGCGCTGTTTCTCTCCGAGAGTCACTTGCTCACACTCTCCATCTTAGACGAGTGCCCCATGGCGGCATCGCGATACAGCGCGACTGTCGTTGGAAGCTCAGTCACAGATAAGTGCCCGTACTTAGTCACTACCACGGTAGCATCGATTTGTGGCACATCATCCCTGTTTGCCTCCTTCACCCGCGCCCGGTAGATGAGGACGATCTCTGCCGGGTTGACATAACAGCAGGTTGGCAGCCCATCATCCAACGGCGGCATGGGAATCTGCGTCAGTCGCACCATGCGCGGCTGCCAGAACATCTGGGTAATACTGGGTACTTCACTCATGCTACAAACTCCTTGACGAGCTGCTCAAACTGACGCCTCGTCAGTGGCGGCTTGCCTTCCTCGCCGGACTGACCTTCCGGCATCTCCGGTTGGTTGCGCTCCATCCTGGCCTTCTGGTCGGCGGGATTCATCTCCGGGAAGCCGAGCAGGTTGCGCAGGTGCTTCTCGTCGTCGTCCTGCGCGGCCACGGCCTTGCCTCCGAGCAAGGTGTTCCACGTGGCTGCAATCTCGTTGACCTGGTCCTCGGTGAGTGGCAGGAACTCGAAGTATGGCTTGTCCTCCATCGGAGGGTAGTTGAAGGCGAGCAGCGGATCGATGACCTGCTCGTTGATCAGATCCTGCAGCTCCCCGCGCAGGCGCTCCAGCACCAGCATGAACACGTCGAAGTGCACGCGCGAGCGGGCGAGCGAACCTTGCGCCTGGTCGTCGGTCATGCCGAGCAGCCCCGGCATCAGCAGCGCGCGGGCGATGTCCTTGTTGAACATCTCGAAGGCCGGGATGAAGACCTCGGAGACCTGGCCAGCGAGCTCTGGTGTCCACATCTCGAGCGCGTCCTTGTCCGAGCGTGGGATGGCGCCGACGGTGGCGGCCTGCAGATTGGTGAGCACCTCGCGCAACTGAGTGATCTGGTTGCCGACGTAGGCGTTCTGGTTGTACAGGGCGAACACCGGCGGGATGCCCATGCGCTCGAGCAGCATGGCCATCCACTTGTAGGCGTTGTCCTTGGTCCACCAGGCGCGGTAAACCGCCTCCAGATCGCTGTGGCCGTAGAAGTTGCTGAACTCATAATCGTAGCTGTAGAGGATGAACTTCTCGATCGGCAGAAAGCGCCCGTTCTGCTTGATGGCCTCCAGCTCGCCGGTGCGGCTGATGGTGAAGGTGATGTCGTGCGGCCGGCGGGTGGCCATCTTGCGCAGCCAGATCCGGCCGTCGCGGTCCTCCCAGATCAGCTCGGTCAGGCTGAACCCGTAGTCCAGCGCGGACATGACCTCAAGCAGCGAGCGGGAGAAGGTGCCCTCGACATTGTCCAGCGCCTGCTCCAGGAACTCCTTCGGCTCCCAGTCCTCGGCCTTGCCCTCAGGGACGCAGATCTGCCAGCCGGCGGCGATCACGCTGCCTTTCTTGAAGCTCAGCGCGGCCTTGACCTGGTCGTCGCGCTTCATCTCGTCGATGACCGAGTAGCCGCGGTAGCTGATCAGGGCGCTCGGGTTGTACGGCGTGGGCGAGCCGCCGTACATGTCGTAGGGCGAAGCAAACGACACCGTGCCCATCTGCGGGCGCTCGCGGAAGCTGCGCCAGGCAGCCGACAGGCGATCGCGCAGGCCGTAGGTGCGCGCCGGCTCAGCCTGGCGCTCGGCTTCCCTGGCCTGGGCGGCGGTCTGCTCGATGAAGTGCTTAGCGAAGAACATGGCTCATCGCAGCGCAAATCCCCTGCTCGAGGACAGCTGCCTGGCGCCAAAGAAAGCATCCTTCAGGTCGGCCACCTGGGTCTCGAACAGCTCAGTCAGGCTCCAGACCAGCGCGTCCATCCGGTCCGGAGAGGTTTGGCTGCCCTTGATCTCCAGCGGCTGGTAGCTGGTCATCTGGTCCTCGAGCTGCGGGAAGATCCCGACATGGTGGATGAGCCCCTGCTCGTACAGGGCGCTGATCGGTTCGGCGCGGGCTATCTTGCCACGGCTGGCGTGCACGCGCTTGACCGGCGCGGTCGGGTCCACGGCCCGGATGGTGGCCTCGACCATCTCGCCCCCGTTGTTGTCCTCTGCCACAATGCGGTCGGCGCCCCAGAGCCTGGCTGCGGCCACAGCTGCCCTACCCCACTGCTCCGGCCGGCCCTGCAGGGTCACATCGGCCAGGACATAGCCGTGCTGGTCGATACCCCGTCCAGAAACGACTATACCGGCTTCTGCGCCGTCCGAGGACGCGGTAGGGTCCACACCCACTACCACCCGCGCCAGGCCGTCCTGGACCGTCCTGAGCAGCC